ACCATTCCAAAATACTTTCCAATAAGATACAGCCCCGGTCTTATCATTCACATGTTCCTCATAACCTTCTTTAGGCTCCTTGGATGATTGATAAAGAACTCCACCACCACTTATCTTAAAGTAGTGATTATTAGATCCTAGCGAATTTTCACGAACTCCCATATTATATATATTTAAAAATTAAACAATAATTGATGATGATAAGAAATACTCATTCTTATTATCCTCCCCATAAATCTTGTTGAAATGAGATTTATGGTCATGCTCGATAACGATCCTATTACATGATATGCTTTTAACTATACCAAGATACCTACCACATAGCACATCGCATATAATATCATTACCGTTATGCGATAAAGCCGTAAGCCTTTCCTTACAAGATCTTCCAGACATAGGGTTCTCTGACATAATACCGCATCCTTTTTCAGTGAATATCAACTTACAATGATCAAACTCATTTACCTTAATATTATTTTGGAGGGCCTGGACGAGTAGATCCTTATCAAAGACATAGGTACTTGTTTTGACAAAATGCTCGTCCACGAACCTCCAGTTAGGATAATTACCGTCAAAGTGAATCTCATACATATCCATATAAGGGGTAGAGAAGTAAGTCCTAGTATCATCTACTTTGATAGACAACGTATCTAATGACTTATTTATATGTTTATCAAGTAATAAAGAGGAGGCGTTTGATACCGGGATAAATACCTTCTCTACCTTATCCTGATTAGGGATAAAATACCTGTAAATAGTATTCCTGTCAGTACTTACTATATTAATATTAATATCATCAATATCAATGACCACATTCTCTATGCAAGGATAAAGCTCGTTGATCTCCGTATAATTACTGGCCTTGTTAAGGACCGATACATAATCATTCATCTTAACATTAATACCTCCATCAGGGATATTATATACCATAGGGAAAGTATTTACGTCAAAGGCCGGACAGCTATACTCACCAGAGGCGTAGTATATAGTAATACTGTCCTTCTTATCGGAAAGCACGATCTTAATCTCACCATTCTTCTGTTTTTTTACAAACCTTATGAAAGAGCTTGCCTCTACCAAGAAAGAGAAGTTAGAATCAGACTCCACTTCCAGCCTCTCTATAACACATACCTTGGCGTTTACGGAAGTAATATAAGCTAGACTATTGATGATATCTATCTTAATATTCTTATAGAGTGAATTAGATCCGGCGTTTTTAACAACCAACTCTAATTTACTCAACTTCTCATTTAATGATTTCGACAAGCACTTTAGTAACATAAAAAACAACTTTACATGACATTGCAAATGTAATCATAATTATATTAATTCAAATACAATAAACGCTTAATAGTATTAAAATAACTTAAACTTACGTCTAATATATTCGGCTATAAGTATAGCGTCACACATTCCGTCTTGTATCTTAGTTGGCTGTACTCCTTTCCCTGACCATGGTTTTACGAAAGATACCAAAGGGAAAAGGCGGATGGCGCATCGGATGGATGTAGCCTTCGTGTCTAACTTAGCCGCCGAATACACCCGATCGGCTGTCGTATGGATCTCCTTCTGCCATGTCTTTGGCTGTACTTCCTCGAACATGAACCTGACGTCCGGATGCGAGTAGTATCGTTCCATCATCTCCACCATCATAGCGAAGAGCGCGTTTGGTTCCCGGCGCCGTCCGCCGAAGGTGAAGTTACTGGCGGCTGAGCTGTTGTGGATGCTATGGACGTCCTCGACGGCGATCGCCAGCGTCCCCCCACCTCCTTCTTGGATTTTATCTGCGGCATCTAGGAAGAAACTTGATATAGCCCTAAGATCTATATCCCCCTTAGCCGATATCCTTGGAGTCATGATTACCTTAATCTCCCCGTTCTCCGGGATCATCGCCAATCCTCCGGTATCTATACCTGGATCTATACCTATTGATATGTTCATAACTTCAACGTATATAATGAATGAAAATCCTCCGGTCTAAACACCTGTATCGAGTTATCCGGGTACATACCTATATAATAACCGTAAAAAGCCCGTAGAATGCCATTTTCTAGCCTTATATCCAATGCCTTTACCTTGTTCCCATCAACCATAATATCGACTTCATTGGTTTTATGGGATATCTTGTCGAACCATTCAGGTACAGGATCAATACCGTACCTGAATGCGTTTACCGTTGATTTTATTGATATATACGTACTCATGATCAAATAAGATTACAATCATCACGCTTAACAACCTTAAAATCTCCATTTCTAAGTAATATAGCTACATCAGATCTCGTATATGTGAGAGGTGTATACGACACCAAATGGTAAGAGGCCTGCCCTACGGCGGGTCTAACCGGTCTCAATACGGCTATGGCTATATCACCGCCAAGCTCCGTGCCACCGGTGACACCTTGTAGGCACATGTATATGAATCCCTCATACTCATATCTCTTTCCAATAAACTCGCTCATAGGAATACCTACGAACAGATAATTCTTTACATCCTCTTTCTTAACATCAGCGGCGTTATCGACACTTGATGGTATTACGTCTATAAATTTAGCTCCTATCGCCATAATCAGATATTTAATTTAGTTCTTAATTCTTGACATAACTCACAATTATCTCTCATGATACTTAACGTATTCTCAACGCCATTACCGACCCGAACATCCCCGTACCAGTACCATGATCCTTTACGGGTAAAGATACCGGTTTCCTCGCATAACTTCAAAAGTTCAAGTTCCTTATCAAACCCCACGCCATAATACAAGGCTGTCTCTGCTATTTGGAACGGGACGGCTGTCTTGTTCTTCAGAACCTTTATCCTAACCTCATGACCTACTGAAGATCCGTCCTCTCCTAATATAACCTTCTTTCTCGCCATCTCCATACGGATAGAGGCATAGAACTTAAGGGCGTTACCTCCGGTCGTTACCTTAGGATCGCCGTATATAACACCGATCTTCTCTCGGTACTGATTGATGAATACCAGAACACAGTCGCTTTTGTTTACGATTCCTGTAAGAACTCTCATAGCCTTTGACATCAATCGAGCTTGCAATCCCATGTTACTATCCTCCATATCACCCTCGATCTCCTTCTTCGGGACTAGATTTGCCACGGAATCCACGACAATAAATCCTACCCTGCCGGACTCCACCAGCTTGGCCGTGATGTCAATAGCCAGCTCACCGTAGCTTGGCTGGGAGATCAAAAACCGGTTTATATCCAATCCCATTTTCCTAGCGTACTCAATATCGAAAGCATTCTCCACGTCTATTATAGCTACCAGCTTATCGGGGTGCTTTTTCTGGAACTCGATCATACTTAATGTACACATCATGGTCTTTCCACAAGATTCCATGCCGACCAACTCATGGATCCGGCCTACCGCCCATCCGCCGCCGAGAGCCTTGTCCACCACCAGCGAACCGGTGCTTTCCCTTGGTATGGATATTATAGGCTTATCATCGCCGAAGTTCATTATAGAGCCTTCTCCAAGCTCTTTATTTAAAGATGATACTAATTCATCTACGTCTGAAAAAAGTTCTTTCTTAGCCATTATAATCCAAATTCATCGAAATTAAACACGTCTTTCTTCATATCGAACATCTCAATTCCCAGATCCCTTACGCTCTCCGGTCTGAACGTACCTCCGTTTTCTTCACACCTCTCCATAAAGGATGCTATCTTGTCGCTCAATGCTATCATGTCATCATTCGGCACGGATTTCAGATAAAGGCCTCCTATTGACTTGCATCTCGACAATGCGGTGTACACCTGCCCGATCTCGAAAGCCCTCGTCATATTCACATACACGCTATCCAAAGTCATACCCTGGCTATTACTGCATATTATTCCACCTGAAACGAAATGATGGTCTATATCGACCTCTATATCGTATGTATCCTTCACTCCTGTCGATTCCACGCTTTTAACGACATCGAAGAAGTAATCATTCTTTTCTATCTTATCGAAATAATCATTCAAGCTATCGGCCATCCTTAACGTATTATAGTCAAGATATGTCATCATGTACATCTTTCTCCTAACGTGGGAACCATATAGGCATTCTTTCTTGAACAGATCGATATTTGGAACCCTGTCGAATTTTACGTTCCCGACTTTTGCAAATTCATCGCAAGAGTTCCTTAGGTATCCTATATTGAAATTTATGTATTTCGCAAATCTTCTTACGCTGCTCTTTTTTATGAATAGGCAATAATTACCCCTAGCGCCAGGATACCATTTCTTAACGTCTTGGAAATGGATGCTTGATATAATTCCAAACTCAAGCAAAAGAAGTTGTACGGATTTTATGATATGGATATTGCTTTGGCTCAATCTTATCGTTCTATTACCAATAGAGCAACATCCATCAGAATCGAACAAGCCTCTTATTAGATCCGATTTTTCCTGAAAACCAGATTTATATATATACTCTGGAATCCTCTTATCTTCTTTAGTCTCGTACCCAAGACCCATAGATAGAAGTTTTTCCCTGAACTCCTTATTCTCTATTACGAAATTATATTCAACCCCAGATGTCGAACTTATAGACTTCTTGTTATATACATTGTAAGGTATTCTCAAATAATCCAAACATTTAGACAATGTGTCATATGCATCCATATTCTTATTAGTAGACCCAACTGATATATCTATCCTTGATTTTGATTTTTGCCTGATACCGTATGATCCATCACCTATTATATAACCAATAAGCCAATCAATGGACAGGTTGTGATTATCAATATCCGGAACGCTTACTTTTCTTGCTACGGGTATGAACTCACCTATATTAAACTCACCAGCCCTTTTAAATGCAAGGTCGCTATCCAAGATTTTATGGTCAGGCGTGCAACATATCTCATACCCAAAATTAGTCGTTATCCTGATGGTATCCTTCTTCCCTGAATACACCTTGTCCAATACCTTCCTGTATTCCCCGTTTCCTATATTGACCATATCGCCAACAGAGATATCCCTCATCGGCTTTATCCCATTGTCGGTGAATATAGGTGAATCTTCATCTATACACTTATGGCTAGTGATCGAGTACCCTAGCCTTATAGGATATTGTATGATATACCCACACGACATCTTCTCCAAGGAACCGTCCACTGTCCTATACTTGAACTTATCCCATCTTTCCTTTCGTACGTCTACCTCACTCCCGTCACCCAACTTAACCGATATGACCTCTTCCTTCTCGTCTATACTCGTTATGATTCCGGTAGAACCGTTCACGTAACCACACCCGTTCCGTGTTATCAGGACCTTTGCGCCCACCTTGACAACAAGCTTATCCTCGCACGGTGCGTTCGGTCTGTCTCCGACTACCTCGGCCTCGAACTCGTGGCTCTCGCCAGACAGCTTCGACAGGTTCTCGTTATTGATCACGGAAGCCTCCTTGTTCGTCGAGCACACGATGACAACATCATCCATGTTCTCCGGAGCCATGACCCTTGATTCCATTATCCTCTTCGACTCTTCTGTTATCACTCCGTTACGTATATCCTCTAGGACGGTCAATATCTCGTTATCGTTCTGCCGAAACACCCTATTGAATTTGATCACGGAGAACCCGGACGCCCTGAGCGCCTTCGACGAGAAGAAGAAATGGCTGTCGTAATACCTATCAATGATGTCATCCTCCGTGACAACTGGGGGGAGCTGGGATAGGTCTCCGAACATTATGATCCTAACTCCTCCGAACGGGTTCTTGCTTCGCTTCGACTGCCGCAGTATGTCCGCCATCTCGTCGAGGAGGTCAGGGCGTACCATGCTCACCTCATCTATTATTATCGTATCCAGTCTCTTTACTTTCGACTTCACGAACCCTCCGACCTCGATCTTGTTCGAAAGCATCCCATGCTCGAACCCGGGTACGTACGGATCATTCTTTATAGAGAAAAACGAATGAATAGTCTGCCCCCCGGCATTCAACGCCGCTACTCCAGTCGGGGCTACGATAACGCACTTACCCAAGAACTTTACGATACGTCTCATGAACGTACTTTTACCACTACCAGCTCTACCGGTAATAAACAGATTCTCCCTAGTGGTGAAAATCTTCTTCAAGGCACGACCCTGCTCCACGTTTTTATCCACCGTCATAATATGACGAAGGAGGTCGTTTTCGTTTCTAAAATCCTCTTGTACCATGTCTTTTTAAGTTTATGGTACAAAGATACGAATAGTTATAATTAACTATTAAAAATAAATGTGAATAATATGTAAATATTAAATTTTATATCTGATACTCAAATCATCCAGCTTTACTCATCTCGGAAGATTTTTCTCCTAAAAATACATCTCTTATGTATTCTGTCGATATAAGGATATGCATATATTTCCCCTTGTATAATAGTCTTAAGCATCCGATAGTTACGTTCTTTCTGTCTTTGGTATTCACCACTCCATTGTTTTTTTTTACCTCGTCATACAAATCGGATATACTCTTCTTACACATGTCTAAGAACATGCTTATGTATCTGTATATAGTGGATTGAGATATTTCACGCATACCTATGCCTATGAGCTTCTTATTCAACTCATTAAGAAGGTATGCTACATTGAACTTAACTGTCTTTCTTTTAGTTACCTTGTATATGTGATGTACGTTTCTGGTTCTGGCTCTGAATATTATTTTGGAAAGGATTCTCACCCTATCAAGCTTCCGGCTTTTGTTAGCCATTCTTCGTCTAGAATCCGAATCAAGATTCTTATCAATGCAAGTGTATATGGATTCTCCTTTCTTTACAAACATATCCTTTATCCTTGGGACCTTACTAGCCTTATGCTTGTATTTTATGATATCTGACAATGCTATTCTGATCTCTCCTTCAGCCCAAGCCTTTAGACTTATAAGTTGGTAGTTTATATCTTCGTGAGAATCTCTTAATACATGTCGGTAGCAGAAATAAGCGCATCCATCCGATAGAATATCAATAAAATCATTGGTATTGATCTCTATCTGATCTCTGTTTCCATCTTGCATCCTTTTTCTTAGAAACACATGTTTGAGTACGTTTATGATAATAAGATATATCATTGCCATCTTACATTCATCGCTGATCCGGATTCCCGATCCATGATACTCCTCATGTTTCGATGAATATTTTATGGCTGTCACTTTCTTGCCTTCCTTATTAGTAACAGGCTTAAAATCAACTGGACATATAAGTGATCCGGCTGGAAGTTTTACACATCCTAGCTCATCTTTCTTGGTCTGAATATTACGTGGAATATACTTTTCGGTAAGAATCTTATCGAAATTTGATTTCATTTTCTGTAAAAGTGTTATCTTTGTTCCAAACATTTTTTTTTTAAGTTTTTGCTGCGAATATACAAGTTTCATCAATACGAAACAAGTTATTCGGATGGATGGGTAGCCTGTGAAGGTCGCCCATTTGTTGTTTAAGGAGGGTAGGTAATGTCCGTAAAACGCTGTGCGCGTGAACGATGGTTTTTCTCAACCTACTTGTTACGCGCGCGTTAATAGGTATATTTATTAAATATAATTAACTCTATAAACATATACTACTTACTAATATCTCTATCCGTACACAGAACCTCTCCTGACGTCGAGTTCCTGTGTACTCCATTAAAAGTCTCTATTTAATAAAAATATTGCTTTTTACTGCCAAGGTATGGTGCCGTCAGGCAGGATACCGCAGGCTAAACATGATAGAAGCCGTATCCTATATCGGAATCCGGGACCCCGGTAGGGGGATCGGGTGGAGCAGAAACCAAAGAAGAAAAAGCGAGGTCATGTGCGGTCGCTCACGCTCCGGCCGTCCGTATCTTCTACGGCAGGCCCCATCGCCCCAAGGCTTCCCATTTCCCCTTGGCTTTATATCCCATAGCTTGGGAGGAAGGAATCCAAAGGGAAAAAGGTAAGGTCGTATTCGGTCGCTCACGCTCCGGCAGGCGAATATATCTCTACCGCCGTCCATGTCAATAGCGAACCTCTGGCGGCATTGTCCGGCATAACGGCGGTAGCCTTAC